GCCGGGCTATCACATTGCTTGGTAACACACTTACCAGTATTGTGGTCGTGTATCATGCTTTCAGAGAAGTAGTTATGCACCTCGTAGTCAAAGGCGATGACGCCGTGATATTTGTCAAAACAACATGTGAACAAAGCGTGTTGGATTTGGCTAAAGAACGGCTCACACGGCTAGGCTTCAAGGCTAAACTATTTTTTAGAACCATCGATGATGTCGAATTTTGTTCTTCATATGTGATTCCCTCTTCCGGGGGCTTCATACTCACCCCAAAACCAGGCAAATTACTAGCTAAGACCTTCTGGTGTAAGAACACCAACTTTAACAAACCCCAAATTCTTGAACAATTTTCTGGAATGGTAAATGGTTTGCGGACCAACATTTCACATGTCCCAGTGATGAAAGGTTTGCTCCGAAGAGTTGACGTCAACCCGAAGGCAACGGCATTTCGGAAACAGTACAATGAATATGCAGTTCAAGAGCATTCAGCTACTTACGAAACGTATGAGTGGTTTTCGAACCATTACGACGTTAGCATAGCTGATTTGGTCAGGGCTGAGGAACACATTGCCACTGCCCCGTTTCCCGTTGATTTGTCCAAGGATCCGTTATTTGAAATAATGATCAAGAAGGATTGGAGTGAAGTGAACAATGAAGAGTTCAAATATCGTGCCGAAAATTACGTGTCAGTTAAGGACATGGTCGTCAACGTCCTCGTGGCCCCAGTGGTTGAGGAAACGGTCAAGTTCTATACAGGTATTTTGGGAGCAGTACTTATTGGAGGCATAGAGAGTGCGGTATATGGAGGCATATATCATATGATAGCACATCTATTACTGTATTTCATTGGGCAGTATTCACTTTACATCGCAATAATGTTGCACGTCATCCACAACTACTTTTGTTCAACAGGGGCCCATAATTTATCTAGCTTTGATATTACAATGGCTCAAAAGAAAAAACAAAATTCGCAGCCTAAGCAATCCAAGAAGAAGCAAACTTCTAGGAAACAACCTCTTTCTCAACGCGACCGCGGTCTGAAGCAGTATGCAAACATGCTTGTTGATCCGTGTGAAGCCGAGATGAAGGATGGGTTATACTCTACCTCGGAAGGAATGTTGAATAAACTGAAAACTTACTATGGTACATCTAACACCAACAACTCTGGTTACATCCTATGGGATCCTTCTTTCACTTCGGTGGGAAAGGTTTCTGGTAAAACGTTTAACGCGGTTTACTATTCGACCACAGGTCCAGGAAATGTTCCGGCGAACACGACGGGTGATCCTTTTGGAGCAGCCATCGCAAGCAGTGCTCTGGCCATACAAGTAGGCGCAGCCGCATTTGCCCAAAG